GATAATGGGAGTGGTTATTTTTTATAAATCAAATAGTTAAAATTTAAATTTTATTTTGTCCCTCAATGTGTCCCACAGTTAAAAAGAACATTAAAAACGCCCGTTTCCGAGGCGTTCCTATTATTTTTGACAGCATTTCTTTTCGTTGAAATACTTGCTCCCCATCACTTCTCCCTGCTTGCCGATGTTGAAAGAAGAAATAAGGCGATGGTAGCCCAAACGCAAGCCCAGATTTCACAACTCATGCGTTCTTTATTTCAGAAAATAGCATATTATTTTTCTTGACTTTTACATTTATAAATGTATAATAACAACTAATGAATCAAACAACAAAGGAGCAACAAAATGACGAAGCAAATGAACGTAAACGAATTAAAGACTCTGATGAATCTCGCTGGCTGGACACACACTCAGACGACAGAAATCACAAAACGCGCTGATAACGGAAATCTCACTGGGATCGTTGAAATAACATCTAAGAACCAGAACGTCCCGTTTGAGATTCACTATAACGAAGGTTTCGAGTACAACTCCGAGACAGGCACCGTTACGGTTGACAAAGAAAATGTCTATGGCCTCTGGTGGTTCGTTGATGACATCGAAGTTGTCGATAAAAACGGCGAAAAAATCAACTCCTTCGATCTAGATGAATGTGGTTTTCCTCGTGAATTCTCTCGCGTTGACTATACGAACATCCAGGAGGCTGAGTAATGCCTGAGGCCAAACAATTTGGACGTCCTCGCAAAACCCCGGCAGGCGGTCAAACTGTGACGTTTTATTTACCGAAAGATGTTGTGAGTTGGATAAAAGAAAAGGGCGGGGCGAGCTGGATACGCCAGCAAGCATACAAAGCTATGGAGCAAAGTGGCGAAAAAATGAACGAACAAAAAAAATGAAACAATAGCGGGGATTGGGACCCCGCTTTTTTTATTTACAACAACGGCACTTCTTTTCATCGAAGTATTTGCGCTCGGCGACTTCGCCCTGCTTGCCGATGTTGAAAGAAGAAATCGGGCGGTGGTAGCCCATAACGCGGGTCCAGATCTCACACGGAGTCCGCTCGCTCGTTTTAATGCCGTATTTCTGTAATTCGTTCTCCATTTTTCCCTCCTATTATTTGAGGACTCAGTTTATAAGATCACGCATCCAAGCTGCAGGCTCTGCAGTTTTATCCGGAGTTTTGAAGTCCGGCTGTTTGTTTATCCATTTATCGATCATAACGGTACTCCATATCTTGCGGCCATTCAACAGCTTTGGCGCCGGTAAATAACCGGACTGAAGCCACCTATCGATTGTTCTGGTTGATTTGCCTAAATAAGAGGCAATTTGTTTTTTATTCATCCATGTTGCCATCACGCCACCTTCTCTAAATACTTAAGAATCAAATCCTCATCCATCTCATGCACACCATGCGGGAGGCCTAGTTTCTCCCGGCGTTCGTGTTCGTCATCAATAAGCTTCTTGACCGCCATGAATTCACGTACTGTCCGGCGGGGAGCTGTCTCTAATCCTTCTCTCAAAATGCTGCAGATTTCAGCTCCGACATCTCTCAAAACATCCAGCTCATGGGCTGTTCCTACATAATGATTTGTGGCCTTTTTCGCATTTTTACGATTGAGAATATCGTTTAGTGCATGCAGCGCTTCCTGGAAGCGTTCAAAAAATTCTTCTTTGGCTTCTTCCTGTCCCTTGAGGCGTCTCAGATAAACGACAATTCCTCCCCAATTGAGAAAATCCTGAATGCAGTGCATGTGATCATCCGTTGCATCACCGCGGGGCAGTGTGATTTCAATAATCAAAGCGGCTCTGTTCACGATAGATTTCAGCTCAGTGACCGTGGCTTCGGAGTAGTGAGCGCCGGGCAAGCGGATTTTTATCGGTCTGTGCGGTTTACGAGGTTTCTTATTCGACGGCATTGCCTTCCTCCCCCTTAAAAAATACCAGCCAAAATCTGTTTGTTCCTGCTTTGTTGGCAGAGGGCTTCTTGTCTCCCAAGAGCGGCTGACGCTTGAGCACGTAAAGCAGCTCTGCCAGCGTCACATCCTTGTCGGCCCATTTGAAAATCAGAGTTCCGTTTGGTTTGAGAACTCTCCAGGCCTCATCAAAGATCTTTTTCATGCCTGCATGCCACTCTTTCTCCAGCACTCCGTAGCTTTTTCCCATGTCAGATGTTTTTCCGCAGTTGATTAGGTGCGGAGGATCGAGTACGACGAGATAAAACGAGTTGTCCGGAAACTCGAGCTTCCTGGCGTCTATCAGTTTGTCCGGGTGAATCTCAAGTTTTTTGTATTGACGCGTCCAGTGAGTTTCCCATCGGATATCTCCGAACAGGACGTTTGCATTCTCTTTGTCAAAGTAGAACATCTTTGGGCCGCGCATTGGATCCAGAACAGGTTTCATTTTTGTGCTCCGCTACGTTCGTAATCAAAAAACAGGTTCGCTGTTATCCGGCACAGAGTTCGTCCAATCATGCCGGTCCATCTCGGCTCATTGCTGAGTGCTGCCAGAAGGTCCCGATCGTTTGCCTGGTGCTCAAGCAGCTGAACAATATCCCGAAAAACTCGTTCCTGCTGCGCAGGATCTTTCTCCCGCTTGGCAAGGAACTTCTTGAGGCTCGTTAAATAAACTTGGTTCAGTTTCTGTGTCATTTTCTTATCCGTTGTAACTAGAAGCCTCCTGTCCCCGGTTGCCTGACTGCCTAAGTTCTGGTTAAAGAATGGAGCAGGGGGCTTGTAGTTACATTGTTGTTTGTGGTCTTTTCCTCAGAGTTGTTGGGCGCCGGCCTTTCCCGGCTGTCACTCCTGATTGATAATTAATTCGTCATACCAATTACCAATGGAGGAGAAATATGACTAGAGAAGTAAAGAGGTGGTTCGATAAAAAAATCTGCAATACGCCTGAAGAATGCGACCAGTTGGCTAAAGAACTTGTACTGGAAATGCTTCGTTGCGGACTTATTAAGATTCCTCAAGTGGAGGTATCTGATACCAAGGTCAGCATTATTGACCCTGGCATTACGGATCAGGTCACGAATAACGCAACGTTCTTGCATCATCTTATGTGTCATGTTTCTGAAGCCTTAAAGAGTGAAAGAGGTGAAAGGTTTACAGAATCCAAAACTATTGATTGAGCTCTTCTGCTTGTTTTTCAGCTAGGAGCTTTGGGCATAATTTGGCTAATTCATTAGCATCCGAATGGGCGGCCATTGCAAGATCCATAATCGTGTCTATGTGCAGGATCGGGTTTTTGGAAATGGCCGCAAGGGAAGCCTGCCCTCCCAGCCTTTTCATACGGTCGCGGAAAGAAAGCCTCAGAAGTCGGATTCTTTCCTCTTTGGCGGCCTCTGCGGCTCTGACTGATGCCGGAATATCTCCGGCACCAGTCGAATCGTCAAAGAAGTCTTTGTCGGTACGAGCGCAAAAGTGTGTGGTTCGTTCTTTCCCGTCGCAGTCGAAGCTAACTAAAACAGACACGAATCCACTATTTCTGTTCTTTGGGTCGTTGGCTTCTCTCTCCAGTCTTCCTACCGCCCGAACACAGCATTTTTTAATTGTCTCTGGAGGGACATCGCATCCTGCAGCAACGCAAATGCTCTGGGCCATGTTGGCCATATACTCAGAACTAAGTTTTTTCATGAAGGATTTCCTTTAGATAATTGGCTTGTTGATTTCGCGAGCAAGGTCAATGCCATTGCTTGGTAGGCTCGACGTCGGCCTGAGCCCCTTTATTTCATCCAATTCGTGCAGTTCTTCGAGAATGAGCTGAGCAAGCTTGATGATGTCTTCCGTCCTCTTGAATGAAAGAGATGTAAAGAGGATAGGGTCCTTGGCAACGCTCTCGATTTTTTCAAATCTGTCTCGGATTGACATTCGGAGTAAGCGAGCCTTCCTCTCTTTCGCCAGCTCGCTTTCGGACAATTCTTCATGGAAGTCAACCCACAAATTTGCCCTCCAAGTGATGGGAGTCATTTTTAGCAATGTTGTGGCCGGCACCTTCAGTTCAACTTCAATTTCGCAGTATTTGGGATCACTGCTTCCTTCAGCTCCTTGTTCCAACGACTCAACCACCAATTCGCAATACTTCTGAAGGTCTTCCGGCGGAAGATCTTCACCCACGATTGCGAGAGTTTTTTTCGGAATCTTGGCAATATATTCGGGATTTAATCTTCTCTTCATGGTCATTACTCCTTAACAGGGTCTTCAATAAAGTTCCTCAAATCAACCAGCAGGCTGAAATCCTCGCCGCGGATTTTGAATTGGACGTCGTAGCCTCCGGTAAACACGCCTTTTTGATCTTTGTCCGGGTAAATAATGAAAGTCTTGTTTTCCCTGTTGGCCTCGTCTTCCAGCAGCCGGACGATGTGATCACGTGTTTCTTCTGCTTCCTGGCAGTCGACGGCGCCGGTTTCGAGCTGGCGGTCCATGACGAACTTCAAGATGACGGGCAGACATTTAGGGTCTAGTCGTTTCATCGCGCTCTCCCAAGGAAAGTTTTAGCGAATAGTTCCGGCTTACAGCGGCCTTGCCTCAGATCGACGATCTCGTATAGCCCTTCATTGTTTGGCATGTTGTTGATTGTCGCGATATAAATGTCGCCGCACTTACAAGAAAGTCCCGAGCTTCTCTTAAACCAAAAGTCGATAAACTCCTTGTCACGTATTTCACAGACGTACTCTTTCTCCGGATTTGCAAAGTCTTTGAAAACCCAACCGATCGGGCTGTAGAAATCCGGGCTAATTAGCCAGAGCTCCTTTGTCACGTAAGGAAAGAGTGTTGAATTTCTACAGGCTCCCACGCCAAGAACTCCTGAGTTTTTGGGACAGATCGTAGGTTGCCGGAGCATAGGAACTCATCGCCGGCCTTGTAGAGAAGCACAGCACCGGAGCAGTGAATATCAAACCAGACAAGAAAATTTTGCCCTTCTCGGAAATCATCCAGCGGGATAACGCCGGTGTTGGTGAGTTTGATGTCCATGCTTATTCCTCTTCTTCGACTTTCGGCATTGGGTCGTACGAAATATTGAGACTTCTATTCGCAAGTACGCTGCCTATCAGGTTCGTGATGTTTTTAGCCGCTTCAAGTGCTTGACGGAATCGGTCCAAATCATGATTGCTAATGCAAAAGACCGATTCCTTTTCGAGTTCGCTTTTCTGCTCCAGCAGCTCGATCACGCGGTCTCTGTCGTAGCTACAGAGGTAAAAAGTGATTTTTGCAACGCTCATTCCTCTTCCTCTTTCGACAGCTCAGCATCTTGCGAGTAAGGCTCCCACGGGCCTTTATGGGCATTTGCAAAGAGAACGCCTAAATCAAACGTAACCTTATCTAGCTGTTTCATAATCGACTTGTGGGTTTTTGCATCGTCCTGTTGACGAAAGAAGGCTTTATTGAAAAGTTCTTCCCGTTGCCTCAGGCAGTCAAAAATTTGTTCCGCCTCTTCAAGCTCAAGATATAGGGTGATTTTTCCGTCGCTCATTTTTGCTCCCTGTCGGAATCCGACGCGCGGTCGATTAGAACGCCTTGATTCTTCAGAACCAGGACATTGCCGATACGGCAGCAGAGCTTTTCAATCTCCCACATAAACTCGCCCTTACGGTCCGGCTGTTCCTCACAGGCCCTCTGGAGCATTGTCTTTTGATTCAACAGGTCGAGGAGAAAGGGGGTGTCTGCCGGGTTGACGAAGAATGTGAACTGGTCCTGGCTCGCTTTTTTCTCTTCCGGTATGAACCCGCATCGCATGAGGTAACTAACGCCTTGATTCTTAGTGAGCAGAGTTTTCCCTAACTGCTTGGCAATATCGTTGAGCGTGCGTGCTGTTATATCTCTGCCAATTGGGCAATTCATAGCCTCCTTGAGTTCATACGCTTTCTCGTTGAGTTTGACTACGTGCCTCATGGCGTCATCAGGAAGTTTGAATGTGATTTCGTTCATACTTCCTCCCTCGGCAGCTCAGAGAGCTTGTAGGACAGGATCATGATCGCGTCGGTAAACAATTCGCGAGCACTGGGCGATGGGCATGGATTGGAGCCAAAGCTAGCGCCAAGTAAGGCAATCAGCTCGATGACGCTTTCTTTGCTGAGGCGGTGGCCCGGGACCATCATCGCGTTGAGGATGTTGTCCGCCGCAGAGAAGAGAGGGCCGAAGTTTTCGCCGCTCCAGACGAGCAGTTTGCGGGCGCTTTCGTTGATCGCAGTCGCGTCAACGTCGGAGAAGAAAAACCAGATCGGAAGGTTGTTTTCAGGCGAATTTTTCATGATGAATCCTGATATAAATAACAATTGTTATAATAACAAAACAAATTAACAATGACAAATGTTATCAATAAGGAAAAAGAAAATCCGCCCAAAGGCGGATGTCTCAATGGATTGAGATTACTTTTGTAGATTTAAGGTCTCTCGGTATTCTTCTGCCTGAGCAATCAGTGTAAATTTCACATCTTCGACGCCCTCGTTATTAAGTGCATTGCGAATCTCCTCAATGGGAACTCGGAAAAATTCTTTCCTCAGATTGACTTTGTTAACTCTTTTGTCATTAAAAATCTCATGCAATCGGTTCTCTAATGCGGGAGCGTCTTTGCTGTAGATCATCGCGTGAATGTCGAACGGGAAGGGGACAGAGGCATTTCCAAGTTCATGAATTCGCTCCTCAGGTTCCAGCCGGCGTGTCATCCCAATTTTAAAAACCTGTTGCCCAAAAGATCCAATATTAGAGATGATGTAAACAAATCCGGATTTTGTCAGTTCTGCCATAGACCTGGCTCGCCCAAACTTATCTTCTGCAATTTTTAATTTCTCTCGTAACTGTTTTAATTCGTTTTCATATCTTTCGCGCTGTTCAGAAGTGGCCGTTTCAAGTGCTTGAGAAAGTTTCGCCTCAGCTTCGCGTATTCGCTGCTCTTCTTTCCTAGCCTCTCTTTCTGCTTTCTCAATTTCCGCGGCTAGACGAGCTTCTTCTCGCATACGTTCTTTAATTTCCCTTTGTTCCTCTTGTTCTTTCTTTTTGAGTTCAAGAAGGACAACAGACCATCTAAGTTCTTGCAATCTTGCGTTTAAGAAATTGTTTGTTATTCGAGCGTTTCTGAAGGCTTGTCCTTGGTTATTGACGATGGCAAATGCATCGAGGATTGCCTGTTTAGACTTTCCAAAATTTTCTCCGCTCTTAACTTTAGAAATGGCGCTGTCTACCCGGCCGTTGAAAGCGTCTATGACAAAGTCTCAAGCAGTTTTATTTTTTTGCCCTTCAATATAATCACAAATCGCAGCTTCGCCTTCTCTTATCATCCGTTTTGTGACGGATCGGGACTCCTTATATTTCTTACTAGCGTCTGAAAAACCAAAATGCTCGGCCAGCCCATCAAGAGCATTACTTGCTGGCATAAGGTATTCGTCTCCATATCCTTCGATTGTGTTCTTCATTGCTCGGATCGCAGACGTCAGAGTTGAAATTTTTCGCTCTGCGTTCGCTACGATAGTGCTCGCTTTGATATCAGCCTGTTCTAACCTAGAGGTGGCTTTGTTTTGAGCGTCAATAACGATAGAGTCAGCCTGGTCTTTTGCCTCTGCAACGATATGGTTTGCTTTATTTGTGGCGTCTTCAACTATTGTTACAGCGCTGGCCCGTAGTGCTTGAATTTCAGTTTCTTTGATTCGTAATTGTTCTTGATTTTTTGCAATTTCAATGTTTTCGCTCTTTATTTTGGCCCATTCAGCTTCGATTCCATCTTTTAGGTTTTCATATCTCTCATTGACAGCTCCGAGTTCTTTTTGCAGATTTCTAGTTTTTAAGATCCAGAGAATTATTCCGAGTGGCAGGAGGTAAATTGATAAAAAACATAGGGTGATAAACCACCATTTGTAGTAAAACTTTGTTTTCATTTTTAGTTGGGATTAAAGGTTAAAGGGTTTCCTGCACTACAATGATAAGGAAAGGTACCTAAGGGCAAAGTTCCCCAAGCTTCAGGCTTGGAAGGGCTATCCAATAAATTTCGAGCCCTAGCTTAACAACCTCGATCTCCAAGGAAAAACAACCATGACAGAAGAACAAAGGCGCGTTGCCCGGCAGCGCCTCGATAAACAGCTCCGGCGTCTCGACTCCCGGAAATTCAGTTTCAACCGGTTTTCGATGCGCAAGCGGATGGCGTACGCACTGCTGGCGTTCATCTACATAGTGCCGTTGGCAATCACGGCCGCGCTTGCGCTCGACAAAGTTTTCTAGGAGGAATCCGTCATGGCCAAAGAATCCAAAACGCTGTTAGGCGCACTTTTGATGCCGATAGGGGGAAGCTCGCTTCCGGTCGGCAGACTCGTCAAATTAACGGACGATCTGGAGAGCATCCGCGAGCTTACTTGCTGCAAAACCGTCGAGCACTTGTCTATAGGATGGGCGCCGGGAGTTGTCCTGGATGCGTTCATGGACGAGGAAGGCATGCTGGCCCGCAAACCTTCCTTCGTATTCCAGGGAACGAAGTTTTTCGGCAACGTTCTTCTGCTGCGCAGAGGCAAGAACAGCGATTCCGACTCACTTCTCTTTAATGATTTCATGGCGATTGCAAATCTTTGCTACGCGTTCGACATGACAGGCGAATGGGGGATCAAATGACAAAAATCGATGAATTATTAGATTTGGATTTAGCCAAAACCTGCATTTTGCTGTCTCCGTCCGGATTCCCTACTGCCCCGCATGGAAAGTTGGTCATATTTAATGAAATTTCCGAGAAGCTGCGGCTCAAGATTTGGAACAACCCGGGCAAATATGAAGAGTTGACATTGCCGGGCGACTGCAAAGTCCTTGCCTTCGCACAAGGTCCTAACAGACAAGGCGTTCGAGCTATTGAGATAGGCGGAAAGCTGTTTCGCGGAAACGTGTTGATTCAAGCGAGGGAGTGCGACACCTTCCGTGATCTTTCAGAAGAAGAGATTGTCCGAATTCAAAAACTCTGCTGCGATTTCGCAATTTCTCAGAAAGCGGGGCACCGTCTCCTCGAGTCCCGCATAGGGGTGTACATCGCTGTTGCCGTCTTAGACCCGGGTACGAATGAAAAGCCTCGAGGCCGAGCCCTCATGATCTCAAACGATCTCGAAAGCTTTTATGACGCCTTGGGGAGCACTCTTCTCAATCATTCTTACTTTCAGCTGCGCTCAAGGAAGTGGCTGCACGCATTTTCCGCTTCCGAGGAAGGAAGAGCCAAATCCTTCCTATTTCAAGGTAAGCGCTATTTCGGAAGGACCTTGTTTTTAAAGCGGGGAGCCCTCTGCGGAGCTGATTCGTTCTCAGCAAAGGATTTTGAGGAGATCGCGCGGGAATGCGAGGACTTTGCCGGCTTTGACCAAGCATGGAGGAACCTATGAGCACACCTTGTTTTTTACTTCACATCGGCCATCGATGGATTGCCAGCGCCAACGGCGTCAAAGAGCTGGAACTTAGGCTCAAAGCGATTGATCGCGAGATCGGCTGGCTAAAGGAATTGTCTAAACAGTACAAGAACGGCGCTTCCTACGGTGCTGTTGCTATCGGGATTCAAGCCATGCGTTACGTGAAGCACTTGAATCCTCCTCGCGTCAATCCGGAGATTTTTGAGCTGTGGTGCAGGACGTTCAATTTCGACGTTATGACGATTCTTTACAGAGAGGAAAGACCGGCAGACGATAAGTTCGGATTCCCGGATGTTTTTCCGGACATGTTCCCGGCAAGAGGATTCCTCAAATCCGGTTGTCAGACCTACGAAGAGTTTTGCACGAAGGCGCTGGTGAAGATCGGCGAAGGCCAAACGATTGAAGTTCCGGAAGACAGCCCGTGGAATCCATGGGCCGAGGCCCGTAACAAACGCTGGGCGTCTAGATATTGGCTCGGCGGATACAGCGAACTGGCGAAGGAGAAGGACCATGACAAATAAAGAAGGCTTCTTTGCAATCCTGAACGCCGTCGGCGGCCTCATCTTCCTGACTGTACTGGTGACGGTTTGCCTGGCGATGGCTGCGGCGCCGGTAGCTGTGTTTATTTGGCTTGTCTATTTAATGCTCAAGTTTTTGGGCGTGTTTGCGTAAAAGTTTCGGTCTTCTCCCGGCGGTTCTCTTTTCGTCATGTTCACCTACGCCGGGAGAAGGCCTCTCAACCAAAGGAAAATTCATGAAACCCGAAAAAGAATTGTTAGGCGTCCTGCTAACGCCTGGCCCGAATGGCGTGGCAGCGGGAACGTTCGTCCGAGTGTATCCGACCCTTGCAGAAATCAAAGAACTTGTCTGCCCCCAGCAATATACATTTGCCAGGACAGATGAAGAGGTTGATGTATCAGCCACACTGTCGGTTACGGCTGTTTACAACGACGAGGCTGACAAGAACCTCTGCAAACGCGTGAGATTCGCAAATCTAGGGTTCCTGGGGAATGTTCTTTTGCTGGGTAGGGACTGTGAATCCAAATACCGTTCTCTAAACACATTGGAAATTTTGGCCATCGAGAAATTCTGCTCCTCCATTACTAATTGGTCCGATTACTGCAGAACCGGCAAAACCAAAAAAACTAAAGGCAAAAATCATGGCAAATAAAGAAACGGACATCTTGGCCGTGAAGCTCGTCCCGGGCCCGAACGGCGCCCCGATTGGCAAAGTCATCCGAGTAAACAACATCAGGGAGGCCGCTGAAAAGCATGTCTCAACAGATTTGAGAGACGTCACCAGCAGGTATATCGATGTGGCATTTGATCTTCCTGTGAGCGCGGTTTTCAGCACACAGAAGGCCGAACGTTCTATTCACTTCGCAAACGTCACACTTCCGGGATCCGTCCTGTTGTTCGACAAGGATGAGGACTGCCGCGTACGGTCGCTCTCCCGGGCGCAAATTCATGCCATTGCGTACTTCTGCGCCTCATTCAGATATTCGGAGGAATAGCCATGAGTAAGCCCGTTTTCAAAATTCTTTTCGGAACCGTCATTGTTGGAAAGGTGAAGGCGAAAGCAGAGTTTGCGGAGCTCCTGGATCGCCTTGAGACCGATCTGTGCAAGTTGTCTTTTATCGCTTCTGTTGCATCTTTGCTCCCTAACGAGCAGTTCGAGGAGCTGATGTCAAAAAACATTCCAAAACTCGAATCGCTAAAGAGATTAACTATTCCTACCGAATCCTATGAGTTGTATCGAGCTTGGGTAAAACTCAATGAAAACAGTCCGGTTGCACTGGTCTATTCAGCCGACAACCCGTCCGACTGTTTCACGCTCACTGCAGAAGCAGTCGATGGAGAGATTGAGTGCCAGGGCGAAGCTGAAGCCTCAGAAACCTACGAAGCGTTAAAGGAGTTTTATGCGGCCAAAACAAACAAAACGACCGAACCTGCCAAACAGGCCGGCTCAGGCAGTGGAGACTAGGACATGATCATCGAACTAACTCACAAAGAACCGTTTCCGTTTGCCAACCATTACGAGAACTTGTCAAAGCAGCGGTACTTCAAAAAGTATTTCGTGAAGCTCTTGGGCATCCCCGAGGTCCAGTTAATGCGTCTGGGCGCAGACGTTGAGGCCGATCGAGCTTATTTGTTCAACAAGTTTCACAAGATCGAGCGGAACTACGAGATCGAGGCTTGGGAGCCGATTGAGAGCTACCGAATTGCCGGAGAGCAAGAATGAACTGCGGCCCCATCTCGCAAGAGCAGCTCGAGACGTTTAGAGCTGCTTCAAGTCAGATTTGCAAAACATGGGACCAACTCGTTGAGCCCATCAAAAAGTTTGGAGAAAAGTACGGGTCAGCACAGATCTCTGAATGTGGCGGCTTTATGGACCGCACTCCCGAGGCAGAAGCCAAGTTCCGTAAAGCCCTCGTCAAGGCCGGACTCCTGCAGGACAACAGCAATATTCAGCCTCCGATGATTAGGCAATTCTTCCTTTACCCATACGACACTTTATTTCCTCCAAAGGAGACGACAAATGGCAAGACAGAAGACAACAGAAGTCAGATCGACAGCACTGAATCTCACGGACAAATTCGAGATTCCGCTTCTCTCGATTGCGATACAGCACGAGATCAATCGCATCACCGAGACACAGCGCAGAACGAAAGACAGCCGCAAAAAGCTGAATCAAAACTTCGCACTGGAGACCTACGAGGGAATCCTGAGAGCGATCGAGGGTGCTCAATGAGCAAGAAAGACAAGATCGAGATCAGCGTCGGAGAGGCTTATTGGGTTCTCGGAATGTTCAAAAAGTTGGAGAGCATCTGCCTTGAGATCAACAGCCTCCCGATGACGCTCCGTCCGGAAATCAAAGACTTCAGAGATCGTCTGAGACAAAAGCTCAGAGAGATGGAAGCCCGGGAGCGCGAGAGGGCCCAATGACGCTCGAAGACAGGATTCTGAGGCTGGCCCGGCTCGGTATGACGCCGTATCAGATTGAAGAGCAGCTGGGGATCAAGCATTTCACGATCCATATCGGCTACCACAAGACTCTGATGCAGGGCTACTCCGAAAACGATGCGTTTTTTGATCGGACGGCAGGAGAGCAGTTAAGCGGACCGGTTACTGAAGAGTTTCGCCAGCTCAGCCTGAAGAAACACCCGGTCAAAGAGACGATGACCGAGGAAGAGCAGATCGAAAAACGAAAGGCAAAGCAGGCGGAGGCTAGGGCTAAAAACACGGAGAAGAAGCGCTCGTACTACCAGCGGCACCGTGAAGAGATTCTGGCTTATCAGAAACACTGGAGAGAGATGAGGGAGAAATTAGATGAAAAGCATAAGCGAAGAAAAGAGAAAGACATTGGAGAGGCTCGGAATGCATCCGGAGCTGATGGTTTGTCCGGCAACGGGCAGGGAGCTGACGGTGATCAGCTCGGTACATGAGTACGTCAAAGATGGCAAAACAATGAACCTGCTGCACATCTCAGTATCGCTCAAAAACCGCAATCCCAATTGGGACGAAATGTGCTTTGTCAAAGAAAAGCTACTGGGCGACGAGATGCCGGCGGTGCAGTTTCATCCGCCGCGCTCTGAATACGTTAATGAACACGAGCATTGTCTGCACATTTGGGCCTCCGAGGATTTTTCCGAGTTGTGGCGCCGGATGGGAGAGAAAGACTACTGGAGGACGAAATGAGCAAAACAAAACTTTTTGTCGAAAGCACGGTTGTCCCGATCATGCATAACGACTATTGGGAAGACTATGACTGGAAGGACGGGGATCAGATCCTTGTTGAGCTCTATGACCCTGAGTCCGATACGTTCATGCACATTGTCGGACTCTTTATCGAGGATCTCGGGAAGTTTCAGGTACTGGCGCCGGATGGAGCGTTTGGACTGGATGAGTTAGAGGAAATGTATCCGGAATCCGAAGTCACAGCTTGGCAGCCGATCACGACGGTGAGGATCTCATGAGGCTGACAGGGGAAGGCTACGAGCTCTCTAGGGATGATCAATTAGAGTTGTTTCTCTACCCGCTGCTGAGAAATGGCCGCAGTACGCAAGACGTATCCCACTGGGATTTTCTCAGGGGAATTAACTGGCTCTTTGAAAAAAACCGGCTCACTCGAAACGTTAATAGGGCTATTTGGCAGGCGACAATCCCGCTCTACTGGCAGGCGCTCCATGAATGGAAAGGAATCCCGACAAATAACGAAAACTGCATGCCGCCCGGATGTATGTACGGCGGTTACGGAGAAAAAGGAGAAATTGACAATGAAAATCGTACTCACACATACGGAAGAGTTTCCGTTTGACTGCTATGAGGGCAACTTGGCCAACGGCGAGTATGCCGGGGCCTATCTGGTCAAATTCAAAGATTGCGTCCATCCGGAAGTGATGTTTGTCACGGAATCTCAGGAGTTTGAGGACTGCTGCGCACTGGAAAACGATTCAAACATCGTAGAAATGGATCAGGCCGACGAGATCGAGGCATGGGAGCCGGTCGACGCATGTGAAATCGTCTCCGGAGAACATTACATGCCGGTGCTCACCAGGCCGGAGCTCCTCCTTCTCAAAACTTGTCTGAAACGAGGCGGGTTCAACTTGCAGCTTGAATGGCGAGAGATGGCCAAGCAGCTATTTGAAAGATTTGACAGGGACCTGCAGGGAGAAATCCAGATCGGAACCGATGACCGGAAATCAAATTAAGAATCACAGAGAGATTCATCATGAAACGATCAGAAAGAAGTTACGCAAAGATATTCACCGGGAAGTGGCGCAGCCGCTCCTTCCGGACATTGAGAGGGAATCCGTGGGCCATTGTTCTGCAGGACTATTTGATGTCATGTCCTGCCTCTGAAATGTCCGGAGTTTTCTACATGCCCAAGTACCTCATCGAGGGCGAGCTGGGGATCCCGCACGACGAACTCGAAAACGCTATCCGGATATTGGAAGAAGCAGACTTTTGCCGCTTCTACGATGACGAGTACGTGTTTGTCTACAACATGGCCCGCTACCAGATTGCTGACGCGCTGAGCCCCGATGACAATCGCTGGAAGAGCCTCATGCGAGACATTGAGGAAATGCCGGACAACATTCGCCGTGAATTCATTATCCGCTACAACGATGATTTCAATCTCGGCTATCAAATAATCCGGAAAGCAGCGGATCCGACGGCGCCGGTGCAGACTGCGACTCAGGCCGAAAACAATCAAGCTGAGGATAAGCCCCTTGCAACTTGTCAGAGTACGGAAGACAAGGGCCTTAGAGCAACTTCCGAATCTGAGAATAAGCCCCTTAATTCTCAAACTCAACCTGAATTAGAGCCCCTTGTTTTAGAAAGTGAAGCCCCTTGCAAGCCCCTTATAAGGCCCTTACAAGCCCCTTGTAAGCCAGTAACAGTAACAGAAACAGTATCAGTAGCAGTAACAGAAGAAGAAGTGCCGGTCGGCAAGCGCCGACCAGCCACTTCACGACCTCGCAAGGCTACGCACCGGTTTGATTTGAAGGAATTGCCGGAAGAGTGGCGGAAGCACTGCGAGAAGATACGCCCGGACCTCGACCCTTACAAAGTTTTTGCCGAGTTTTCGTACTACTGGCAGAGCAAGAACACTGCGAAAGCTCTCCGCAGCGATGATGGGTGGAATCGTACTTGGAATCTCCACATCCAAGACCTAAGGCCAAACCGTTCGAACATCAAAAACGGTCCGATAACTGCCCCTAACGCAGGCTCACCGACACCGCCTTCGGGCTTATCTGAGGCCGCAATGGCCGAAATGCAAAAAATGAGGTTTTGAACATGAAAGACGCAATGATCGGAATACCGCAATCTATGCCGAGCGATCTTCCCAGAGCGTGGGCGGATTACTGCAGCAGAAACCGTCCGGATTTGGACGTGAGCAAGGTTTTTTTCAACTTCAAGCGCAAAAACAACTTCGACATGACGATCCTGCGCACTGAAGGCGAGTGGTTCAAGCACTGGAGCCGGTTTGTTGATTGGACGATGGCCACGCCGTGGAACATCCCCAGAGACCCGTTTGGCAGACCGTGCAGAAGCAATCCGTTTGCTTACAACAAGGTCATCCGAGAAAAACGAAGCAGCAGACGTAGCAACAGAGGGAGCCAGTCATGAAAACGAGCGAATTTGAGAATTTCTTTTTCTACCTCACGGACAAGTGCCGAGTGCTCAAGGGCAAGGAAATTACTCCGGAGCTGAAAAGCACTTGGGAAATCGTCTTTGCACCTGTGGCCTTCCAAGATGCGATAGCAGCTGTGAACTACTGGATCGGAAATGAAACGTTTACGCCGACGCCGGCCGAACTGATCTCTGTCATTCGAGGAGAGTGGGAGCGCCGTAACCGGATTGTCAGCCAGCAGGCTCAGTTGGATTCCATGCCGCCTCTTTCCCGAGTGTCAATGTCGAAAGAGGACAAAGAGCTTGTCAGAAAACTCGATCACATGCGCCGCTGGAGAAAAGCACATCCGCAGCCGCCGACGTTTTGGATCAGAAAATTACTCGGAGAGTTTTTAACGAATCGTTCCCATGTCACAGGTCCCCAGAGACGTTCTTTAGTGGCAGCCGGAGCGATTGATTCGGAAGGACAGCCGACAGGCGCCTATGAACCTGCATACGCAGATTGGTTTGAACTACAGGGCGAACGGGAAGAAGAGGCTCGTATCGGCCTTGCATCTTAGAAAGGAGAAAACAAGATGGAAAACAGACGCAAATACATTTATTGGGCGTTAATGGGCCCGACTCTGACTGCAGCGGCCCTCGCGCTGAGTTCAGGAGGAATGTACTTCATTGAGAACTTGTCAATTCAATTTTTCGGAGATGAGCCGACACCAGCAGTGAATCTTTGGGTCATAGCGTTCTCAACAGTTATCTTGGCGGCCTTCATGATTTTTTCAGCTTGGTGGTCGGAAAAGGAGGACTCGACGTCAAAAGAAATTAAGGTGACAGTGGAAGATTGGCAAAAACAGACTCCCTTGGCTGAACCTTGGATTCCCGGAAAAGAGGCCAACGAGATCGTCCTGGACAATGTTGGAGAAGTCCCCTTAGACGAAATGGAGGATGGCGAAAGGATTCTCTACAAATGTTTCCGTTATGAAGGAGGAGAAAAGCACGTTTTCTACCGCGTACTGGTGAAAGTAACTGATGAGGAGGATGGCCCGGTACTTAAAGATGAAAACGATACCGACATGGAATGGATTCAGGAAGACACAAAATGCTTTGGAGCATGGGGCTTCTTTGATGTTCGAGATATAACGAATTACGACGACGGATCCAAATACAAAGAAGTTCCGTACTAAAAGAACAAGCTAATTGTCAGAACGAGGCCTCAATGTCCGGGGCCTCAAATCCGAGAGAGAAGGTAAGATCATGGAGACAAACCAGAGACGAGTAATCGACATCACAATTCCAATTAAACCGGTTCCGAAGGCCCGCCCTCGGTTTGCCAGCGCAGGTCATCAAGTCTTTACGCCGTCAAAGACGCATGCAGCCGAAAACACAATCTCGGTTCTTGTGCTGAACAAAATGAAGTTGTCCGGAATGCAGATGATCGCGACCGGCCCCGTCAAAGTGACAGCCGAGTTCTTTTTCCGGACGGCAGAAAAGCGCAAACACGAAACAGCCAAATCTTCTCGTCCGGATGTTGATAATCTTGGAAAAACTGTACTGGATGCACTTAATGGAGTTGCTTTTAAGGATGATGGGCAAGTTTCGGAGTTCAATTGCTCTAAACGGTATGCAGAAAAGGATAGTATTAGGCTCGTGATCGAGGAGCTGAGCGCTGCATGATGATTCGAGAGGAGATGTTTAGACGTTTGACGAATTGGCGCCGGGTTTATGGCGACAATGCGGCGCCGGCAGTATCGATTACTGAAATTGCCTGTCGCTACGCTCGGGAGATGATGACTCGAAAGTCAGAAACTCCGGAGGAGAAGGCGGCAAGGGAGGCAGAAGAACTGATGTATAGGGAGGCTCCGTCCCCAGTAAAGAACTATCGGGATGCGAACATTCTGGCGTCAGTGTGGTCGAGCATGCCTCCGACTGTTTCCGGTATTGGCGTCAAAGAAATTATCAAGACAATCACATTCGGAAACCGAACACAGCTTAATCGACTGCGTCGCCAGTACGGGCCGAGAGCTTTTTCTAATGCGATAGAGTCATCACTCACGATTTTTTTCAGAATGGTTGAGGATTACGAGAGATCAATATCGCTGCCGCCTGCAAATGATGATCGGTTCTCTGCATGATTGATATTTTTAGAAAGTGTCTAGCGAGCTCTCTGCGGGTACCAAGACTTTCAAAATTAATGTTTGCTTAAACTTTAAGACGCTAGAATTTAAAAAACTAAACGTTTAGGAAATTAAAGTGGAACCGGCGGATCAACTTTCCTTTTTGCCCTCAAAACAGCTCGTTATAAATACCTTCGAGGAACTGGCAAAGTTCTCGCTTACAGGGGCTGACAGTGATGTCACCTCAGTTAGGATTTGTCCAGAAATTTCGACGATCGAGATTGAGATTGAGGCTAAAGGGCTTGATGCCGCGATTCCGGGTGACCAACTTCGTACTTTATGGGAGTTGCAGCAGGATCTTTACAAGTTGGCAGCGCTGGCGCTTCACCGCTCTGCGGATCCTCGTTTGCTTTCCTCTGAAGAGAGAAGATTATTTGAGGTTAGGGTTTCCTCACGCAAAGGAAGTTGGATCGGAGATGTATTAACGAGCGACTTTTGGGGCTCTCTTTTTCAAAATTTAGTGGGCAAAATGAGCGGTGTTGAAATCGGAATGACAATTGGCGTTTGCGCGCTTATTTTGGCTGGCTATTTAGGTTATAACAGCCGCAATAAAAGAATAGAAGTCGTTAAGAAAGAAGAGACAAATCAAAAATCTTTTGAGGCTATAGTTCAGATTGTGGAATCGTTTAATAACAAGAAAGAAATAGAACCCGGCGAGCTGGCTGCACAAGCACAGAACATCATTGATACTACAGCTGAGAAAGTCGTTAAGAGAAGCTATAACGCTGAAAGGATAACAGTTGCAGGAAAAGTGTTCGACGAGGAACAAATTCAAAAACTTAAGGCTCGCTCCAAACCAGAAACAAATGAGCCGGAAACCCTTGAGGGAGTATTCATTGTTTCCGAGTTGGATAAAAATCTGCCGGATCAGTATTCAATGCGCCTTAAAGATTTAGCTACTTCTCTTAGTTATAACGCGCGCCTTATTCCTGAAGCGGTAGACGGGGAGGGGACGACAGCCATGGAACTTGTAAATGACGCCTTCTATAAAGAGACTCCGATTCAGGTTGAATTATCCCTGGGCAAGAAGAGAAACCTAGTAGTCTCAGTCTCTGAGGTAACAGAACAGGAATAGGACAGCTCATCTAAAGGGGCTAACGAGTTTTCATGTCATCCCGTAAAGTCGGTATTTTCATTTTTATTCTCCACTCGTTAACTTTCTTGTTGTATATTACGAAGGACAATTTAATTCCGACTGATAGTTAGTAGTTCCAGTGCGTTAGATAAGAAGACAGCCTATTGGCTGTCTTGGCGTGCCCGGAAGATGAGAAAAGAAGTAAAAAGTCGGTACCGTGTTTCATGATGAATCTAGCCTCTGATGTAAAAGTCAGGGGCTTTTTTCATTATCTCTTGAGCCTCTCGGCGGGCGTCGTGCACCGAGCCAGATTTGATCCAAGCATGGGGTCGAATAGAGCTTGAGCATGCTCTGTAATCACTGCTCATTCTCCTTTGGTTGTTGACGGTTGCCGCCTGGCGGAAACGCCGGGCGGTCTTTCTACAAACACATAAGAGAAACAAGGTAGAATTTCGGCACCACGAGAGGAAGTAAGGAACATCAAAGTCCTCGTCCAGGCCTCGCGTCTATCAGAGAGCGGAGTACCGAATTACGGCGCGAAGCCGTAATGGGCCCCTGCGATAGGGATCAGAAACGACAAAGCCCGTGCTGGAACACGGGCTGCGTCTGATTTATGAGGAATGAGATGGTAACCACATTTCTTACCTCGTGGAAGATTATGCCACAACTCGTTGTGATATGGAATGGTGATTTAAAGATTGACACCGTTCTGGTCATAGTAGTCCTGTTGTGGATGATCCGCACACGATCGTAGCCAAAAGGCGATGGGCCGGCAGCCGTAAGGTTGTCGGCCTTGTGCGTTTAATGGTCTGTGAATAGATTTTCTTGTCCCTCCTCAAAACACTGTTACTAACGGGGTCAATTTAATTCCGTTTTCTCCTCGGGTCCTCCAAGGAAAAAATTCACCCCTGCGGGTACTGCCAGTCCCGATTTCGGTGTAGATATGAGGATTTTCACAATGCGGAACGCGTCCCAAAAATTCCTAGATATAAAAATCTAAAGGGCCGTCATGAAAAAAAACGTTGAAACAGTCTCGATCCGCGAATTTGCTAGGTTGTGCGGTAAAAACCACACTTGGGTGCGGCGCCGGATCAAGGATGGAACACTGCCCGTTGCAGAGGATGGCACAGTTCCTGTTGAGGAAGGTCTGGCCGCCTTCAAAAAAATGGTTGGAAATTTGGCAAAAACTGCAAAAGAAGCAGAAAAAATTTCAACCGATATCGATCCGAAAGAAATCGGGCTTGAAGGCGTAAATTTAAAAAACCCCGTCGAGGTCGCTCACGCATTTTCCGTTGCCCGGTTACTCGAAAAACAGGTTACTGCCAGAGTGAAAACCGCCGAAATGGAATTGAAGGCGATTGAACTGGAGGCAAAAAAAGGGAACTTCATTCCTAAAGAGGAAGTTTTGGCGGATGCGAGACGGGTTGCATCTCTTGTCCGGGAAAAATTACTGACGATCCCGATTCGTTATGCCGGACAGCTAGAAGGAAGAACACAAAGAGAAATTGAGGGCGTCCTGGATCATGCGATTGATGAAGCGCTCCAGTCGCTAAATGAATCCAAATTTGTTGAGCAGTAAACAAACAAAAAAAAAATAACCCCGTTCAGTTAGGCGCTGAGCGGGGTTTTTAACGTCAACCTAAGACAAGTAGGTCGATATGGAAATTATATCAAAGCACTGTAGGAAGCTGATCATGGAATTATTCCAACGATACCCTGCTTGGGCTTTTTGCCTGCGCTGGGGATTATTAATTGCATCTCTTCTGCTGATTCTTGCCTTTTCATACAGCCTGATCAAATAAATTGCCATGCATTGGTTAAACGAATTTTTGAAATTCTGCCGTCCGGTTTCTCGATTGACTGGAAGCGAGTGGGCCGACGCGAAAAGGTTCATCTCGCTGGGTACAACCGCAGAACCGGGACCATGGAGGACTTACAGAACTCCGTACCTGCAGGAACCGATGGACGCAGCAACTGACAAGCGGACAGAAAAAATCGTTTTAATGTTTGCGTCACAGGTCGGGAAGTCGGAGCTCCTTTTGAACGTTCTCGGTTATTACGCAGACCAAGAACCGTCTCCTCAGTTGATGCTCCAGCCTACGGTTGAAATGGCGCAGGCCTTCTCAAAAGAGCGAATCGCTCCGATGTTCAGAGATTCTCCCGGATTGGCCGGGAAACTGATTGAGGGCAAGGAGGGCCGCGGAACAGAGAAAAAATCATCTACAACAATTCTGATGAAGCACTACCCGGGCGGTTTTCTCGCGTTGGTCGGTGCCAATTCTCCGGCCGGACTGGCTTCTCGTCCGATCCGAATCCTTTTGGCGGATGAGGTGGACCGCTATCCGGAAAGTGCCGGCAAAGAAGGCGATCCTCTGAAACTTGCCGTCCAGCGAACCCAGAACTTCGGAAACAGGAAGCTTTTGATGGTTTCGACACCTACGGTTGTGGGTTTCTCCAAAATTCACAACGAATTTTTAGCTGGAGACCAGCGAGAATTTGTTGTCCGGTGCCCTGAATGCAACCAGTACAACGAACTCAAATGGGAGAACGTTCATTGGAGCTCAGACGATAAAGGCAATGTTATCGAGAGTTCGGTCGGCCTTTTCTGTCCGCACTGCGGAGCGAAAATCCGCGGCCCCCGCAAAATCAATCCGGACATTCTTCAGTCCGGGCGTTGGGAAGTCAGGAACCCGCAGGGACGCTTTCGAAGTTATCACATCAACGCATTGAATTCTCCGTGGGTCAATCTTGTAGATCTTGTTAAGGATTGGGTTGAGATCAATCACCGGAAGGACAAGGCCGGCCTGATGGAGTTCATCAACTTGAAATTGGGCGAGCCCTGGGAGCAGTTCGAGGCCGATGCCGATAAGTGGGAGTATCTGCTGCGCCGCAGAGAATACTATCCCGAATCCGGAGTTCTTCCGGACGGAGTTCTGCTTCTTACGGCCGGCGTCGACGTCCAGCATGATCGTCTTGAATGCACGGTGTACGGTTGGGGCCGGGCCCGTGAATGCTGGGGGATACATCATTACATTATCCCTGGCAGTCCCGATACACCCAGACCATGGCAGCAGTTGGACGGCATTTTGACGATGCAGCATTCCCTGTCGTTTGGCACCAGGATTACTGTTGCCTGCACGTTTGTGGACTCAGGCGATGGAACCTACAGCAAAGAGGTTTACGAATACACAAAGGCCCGGGAGCGATTCCGGGTCTTTTCAATTAAGGGCCGAGGCGGCGTAGGAGTTCCTTTCATAGGAGTTCCGTCCAGACAGAACATCGTAGGTGCAACGCTTTTTAGCCTTGGGGTGGATTCCGGGAAAACAGCCGTCACGAATGCTCTGGATATTGCTGAAGAAGGCCCCGGATTTGTCCATTACCCGATGCAATCCGAGAACGGCTTCGGAGAAAACTTTTTCAAGCAGCTTACAGCAGAAGTTTTTGAGACGAAGTACGAGAAAGGCAAACAAAAAAGCGGCTGGGTAAAAATCCGCGAGCGAAATGAGGCCCTTGACTGCGCCGTTTATGCCAGGGCTGCCATGGAGCTGCTGACTCCGAACTTTGAACAAATTGAGGATGCTCTTAGAGGCATGCCACAAGCAGCACAACAACCCCGTCGACGCAGAGGCGTTATCGGAAAGGGAATCACTTTATGAGTAATTGGATCACCTTAGAAGAGGCAAGAACGAATTTGAAAATGTGGCTCGAGGCGGAGAGGGCTGTTTCGACCGGCCAAAGCTACAGGATCGGGACACACAGTCTCACGCGAGCGAGTCTCTCAGATATTGCGAAGCGAATTGAGTACTGGCGAAATGAAATTGCCAAACTCGAATCAGGAATGGGCGGGCGGATGCGAAGTTTTCGGGTCACGCCCGTTGATTTTTAAGGAGCGGACATGAACGCTTTTGAAAAGACCATTCAATTCCTTGCTCCTCAGGCTGCTCTCACCAGACAAGTTGCCCGAAACAAACTCGAAGTTCTGAACGCGCTGCAGAACGGAGGAGGTTACGGTCTTCATGGTGCCTCAATTGTTAAAAAATCTCTTTCCCGTTGGATAACCGGCGGAAAGGATGCCGACTCCGACATCGTTGAAAACATTGAGACGCTCCGGGAGCGGTCCCGTGACCTGTATATGGGCTCGCCTCTTGCGACCGGTGCGATTAAGACGCTGAGAACCAATATCATCGGCTCGGGACTGATGCTCAACGCGCAGATTGACGCGAAATTTTTGGGCATGACAGAGGAAGAGGCTCGTCAGTGGGAGGAGAACACAGAGCGCGAATGGCGCCTTTGGTCTGAAAACACGAACTGCGACGCAGAGCGGAAACAGACGTTCTATCAACTGCAGTCCTTGGTTTTAATGTCTGCGCTGGTGAACGGAGACGTATTCGTGGTGCTCCCGGTTATTCGGACGCCGGGAAGCGTCTACGACCTGAAAGTCGGCCTGATTGAGGCTGACCGAGTTTGTAATCCACAAAATCCTATAAAACCCAATCTGAATATTGTTGGCGGGATTGAGTGCGGAAAATTTGGCGAAACTGTTGCTTATTGGATTTGCAATAAAAACCCAAACTCTCAGGGTAGGTCGCTCGAAACTGCTGCTAATAAGTGGACAAGAGTCTCGGCAATCGGAGAGCGAACCGGACGTAAAAACGTTTTGCACGTGATGTGTGATGTTGAACGTCCCGCTCAGCGTCGAGGAGTCCCACTTTTGGCTCCGGTTCTCGAATCAATGAAGCAGCTTTCTCGATATTCAGACGCGGAATTGACTGCAGCGCTGGTGAGCTCGATGTTCACAGTGTTTATCACAACGAAATCTCCGGCAGAGACAATTGTCGGAGGATTCAGAGGTGTTGAATCCATCCCGGGCGCCCAGCCTCAAAAAGCTTTGCCTGAGCCGGATTACACATTGGGATCCGGAACGGTCGTAGCACTGGAGGAAGGAGAACAGGCGCAATTTGCCGATCCAAAACGTCCGGTCTCCGGATTTGAGACTTTTGTCAAAGCCGTTTGTCGGCAGGTCGGATCGGCACTTGAAATCCCCTACGAGTTGCTGGTCAAAAACTTCGATTCATCCTACAGCGCATCCAGAGCTGCTCTTTTAGAGGCCTGGAAGATGTTCAGGATGAGACGGGATTGGATTTCCTCATCCTTCTGCAAACCTGTTTACGAAGCTTGGCTCACCGAAGCCATACTCAAAGGCCGAATTGATGCTCCGGGATTCTTTGACGACCCGCTGATTCGAGCGGCATGGTGCGGTTCGGAGTGGTACGGGGATGCGCAAGGTCAGCTCGACCCGCTTAAAGAGGTCAACGCAGCAAAAATCCGAGTTGAGGAAGGCTTTAGCACCCGTGAAAGAGAGGCCGCAGAGCTTACCGGCATGAAGTTCGAGAACATCGTCGCGATCCGAAAACACGAAGAGGCAATGATGAAGGATGCCGGCCTCGTTCAGCACACAACAGTCAAGACAGAGGAGGTTGAAGAAGATGATGAATCTGGAAACAACTGATCAAAAACAAGAATTCCACTGGAAAATCGAAAACTCGGCCAAACTGCCGGCAGTAAAAATTGATCTTTATGGATACGTTGGTGGTTCTGGAGACGGCTTTATTAAGGGTTTTAACTCGAGTGAATTCGTCAAGGAATTCCGAAAAATCGACTCAACGCGCCCGATCGATATTTCTATCAATAGTTTCGGAGGGCAGGTCTATACGGGTCTTTCAATCTACAACCTACTGAAAACGCATAAGGGAAAAATCAACATCCGTGTTGACGGCGCAGCGATGTCCGCAGCAACGATCATCACCAGCGTGCCGAACGCGACAGTCACAATGCCGCTTGGAGCAATGATGATGATCCACCGAATGTCGGTGTTTGCTGATGGTAATGCGGATGATCTCAGAAAGGCTGCAGACGAATTGGTTCACCTCGAAGAAAACGTCATCGATATTTACGCCCAAAAATGCGGAAAGGATCGTGACGAAATACGCAAAAAAATCAATGCCGAATCGTTCTTCACGGCAAAGGAAGCCGTTGAATTTGGTTTAGCGGATGCAGTAGACGAAACATCCCAAGTTAAAAACATAAAGTCGCCAACTGGCTGCTTTATCAATGGCCTGCCGGCAGACTCGAAATATTTCGAGCATGCTCCAGCAGATTTTTTTACGGCAGTCGCTCAGGCCCCTGCCGACAACGTTAATCCACTACCTAAGAAGGAAATAAAAATGGATTTAGCACAACTCAAATCGGAGTTCCCGGATCTAGTTGCCTCGTTGCAGGCAGAGGCCGTTCAGCAGGGTGTCGAAAACGAGAAAAAACGCATTCATGCGCTCGAAGAACTCGCTCTAGCTGGTCACTCTGATCTACTGAAGCAGGCAAAAGCCGATTCCAGCATCACTCCGGAAATGTTTGCCGTTCAGTTAGTCAAAGCCGAAAAGGCCAAGAAAGCAAAAATTCAGAACAGCCTTGCAGAGGATGCAGCCGACCTGAAGAACGTGCCGGTTGACTCCAATCTAGGTTTTGAAACTGCTGACGCCAAAGCCCAGCAGAACAAACAGGCTGAAAACGAAAAAGATGAGCAGGAACGAGAGGCTTTAGTCAAAGCGGCCGCCGCTCAGTTCAACAAATAATCGGAGGAAAAAATGGCAATGCAGGAAAAATATACGACAGGTGTTGACAACCTGTTCGCAGCGAACCAGACGATGCCTGTAGTCACAGACGTCATCAAAGTTCCGTCCGGAGAAACCGCAATGAAGCGCGGCACATTGATCGCCTCGACCGGCAAGGCTGTCACCGCCGCTGCCGATGTTTATGGCGTTCTGGCAGAAGATGTTGACGCCTCCAAGGCCGATGTGGACACGGTTGTTTACCTTACGGGCGAATTTAACGAGAAAGCTTTAGCTGTCGGCACTCCGACAACCGGAACGCTGTCTGTTTCGGACTGCAAAACTTCGGCCCGCAAGATCGGCATTTTCATCAAATCTAATCAGGAGTAAAAAATGGCAGTTGACATTTTTGACACCCGCATCATGACTCAAATGATCGAGGAGGGTCACAATACAAAACACGTATGGCTGCGCGATCGATATTTCACAAATCGTCCGACATTCACCGCCAAGAAAATCGATTTTGACGTAGTTGGCCGCGGCGGACGCCGAATTGCGCCGTTTGTGTCGCCTCTTAACGGCGGTAAGGTCATTGACCGAGACGGTTATTCAACTCTGAGCTATGAGGCTCCGATGGTAGCCCCTCAGCGCACTACCACAGCTGAAGATGTCTTGAAGCGCTTGGCAGGAGAAAATCCTTACTCCGGCAAGTCTCCAACAATGCGTGCGGCAGAAATTTTGGGCCGCGATTTGGCAGAACTGGACGAATATATTTCTCGTCGTGAGGAGGCAATGTGCTCTGAAGCCCTTTTCAGCGGCAAAGTCACGGTCAAGGGCGACGGTGTGAATGAGGTTCTGAACTTCTGGTCCACTGTTGCGGCTTCCGAAAAGCCGGAAACTACTTTGACCACGAAATGGGACGCCTCAACCGCAACTGCCGAAACCATCATGAGCGACTTGAGAGTGGTTCGTCGTTCTATGATCAAAGACGGTGGCTTTACTCCTCGTGATTTGATCTGCGGCACTAACGTGATCGACACGATCCTGAGCAAGCTCACTGCCTCCAAGTCTCTCGACATGAGGCGCGTTGACATGGGCCACATCGATCCTCAGCACCTTCCGGACGGCGTGACTTACTGGGGCTACCTCAAAGACTCTGCGCTCGACATCTACTCTTACGACGAGTGGTACAAGGGCGCGGACGGTGATGTTGCTATGGTTCCGGCAGATAAATGTCTGCTCGCAACGCCGGGCGCAAAAACCATGCTGGCCTACGGCGCTTGCCCGGTCATCAGCGAAACAAATCCGGAAATTGTCTTCGTTGAAGGTTCCCGAGTTCCGATGTCTTGGATTCAGCGCTCCAACCCGATGGGCCGAGTCGTGCAGATCTCCAGCCGTCCGCTGCCGATCATCCAGCAAATTCATGCCTTCCACGTCATCAACGCTACCGGATCCTAATCCGATGCTAAAGAAGAGGGGCTCCGGCCCCTTTTTCATAGGAGCTAACAATGGAAATTGTTTTCAGTAAAAACACGGTTTTCGGACGCGACATATACAAAGCCGGCGATAGAGCCGAATTCAATGAGAAGGAGGCAAAAATCATTTTGAAGGCAGGCGTCGGCAAGAAATTCGAGGAGGCTGAAGAACCGGAGGCACCTGCAGAAGTAATTCAGCCCGAACCGATTCCCGGCACGGGCTTTGCCGTTCCTCTTTCTGAGGCGATCGAAGCTGAAGCGGCACAGGCTCCGGAGAAGCTGGCTCCGAAGGCTAAGACCAAAGCTAAAAATGAAAACGTTTAAGGACTTTGCGGCAGCGGATGTCCAGAATGTTTTCCTGAATCTCAACGAGTTTGCCGATTATCACGATATTGACGGCGAAAAAATCAAATGCGTCATCGACAAAAACATCATCTCCGAAATCCCCGAGAATGGACTGGTAGGCGATTTCATCAACATGACAACGCTCTACGCAGATTCCAAGGATTTAGAGGCGCCCGAGGAGGGCCAGTGGATGTCGATTGACGATTCGCGTCACATTGTTAAGTCGGTCTCGATCGAGGGGACGATGCTCGTCATCGTTCTCCGGGAGAATCAGCAATGATTGAAGTGAAAATCGATAAAAATGACGTCGAGGCCGCGCTTAACGTACTGAACTCCACTAAAAAAGGAGCTCAGACAGCCGTTAATCGGGCGATCAACCGAGCTTTAATGCGCGGTCGAACTGTTGCCTCGAAGTCGTTGCGCGGCCGTTACACGATCAAGGCCTCCGACGTTAAGAAGGCAACCCGGTTGAGACGTCCGGGAGGCGCAGAAACTTCCGGACAACTCGTGTTCTCCGGCCCTGAACTCACCATGGCGCATTTCCGAATCCGTCCCTCCGGACGGGATACGACCGGAAATAATCGTCAGCTAGTGCGAGTTGAAGTCGAGAGAACAGGCCTAAAGCCATTGAAAAACGCGTTTGTCTATAACGGCACTGTGTTTCAGCGAAAGGGAGCGACCCGGCTTCCGATTGAACCTCGTTACGGTCCTTCAGTTCCCCAGATGGTCGGAAACGAAAACATCACTGAAGGCATTCAGTCGGAAATGAGAGACACGTTTCTGCGCCGAATCGACCACGAGGCAATGAGGCTCATTAAAGGAGACAAGTAATGAATGATGTTTATTTATGCAAAGCGCTCGATAAGTTCTTGGAGGCGGGCTTGAGCGATTTTCTCCTGCCTTTGGAGCACAAAGCTGACGAGCCGACAGTTTTCCGCGCTCCCAAGATAATTCAGGGTTACCTGCCGCCGAAGAACTCAAAGGAATCCAAGGATGATGACTTTCCATTCGTTTTGATTCGTCCGGATTCCGGCAAAACGGATGCAGATGGCTGCAGTGCCGACGTCTCGATCGTGATTGGCGTGTGGGATGGTGAGTTTGAAGGCCATCTCACAGCTCTGTCTCTCAAGGAAAAAGTTGAGTCGTTGCTGTTAAATCTGCCGAATCGCACGCTCGATGAGCGGTTCATTCTGGAGACTCCGATATCTTGGGAAAACTCTCCGGCCCAAGCCTGGCCCTTCTGGCAAATCGTTATGTCAACCCGCTGGACATTTCGCGCACCTGAAATTGTCAATCCCTATACACCGTATGAATAACATGAAGCTACGAAAAACTGAAGTTCAAACAAGGCCCGTCATTTATGTCGGGCCTTCGTTTTTAGGGCTCTCGACAAACACTGTTTTTCGAGAGGGAGCAAATAAATACCCCGAGCATATTGTCCGAATGATCGAAAAGAATCCGGCAATCGGTCAGCTGATGGTTCCTGTTGCGGACGTGCAGCAGGCCAGGGCCAATGTCCGAACTCAGGGACACATTCTTAACACGCTGTACAAACAAGCACTTAAAGGAGCTTAAAAATGGCTTACAAACATGGCGTTTACGTCAGCGAGGTTCCTACAAGCATTCTCCCGCCTGTTCAGGTCAATGCCGGCATTCCGATGATTATCGGAACGGCCCCGGTCAATATGACCGATCCCACTAATGTCAATAAACCGAAAATCTGTTACTCCTACGAAGAGGCGGTTAAAGAATTCGGATTTGTGCCGGCAGAAGAGGACAGCACCAGCGGCCTCAAGAAATTCAATTATTCGATCTGTGAGCTGATTTATTCAGCATTTTCGCTGTATCGAGTTGCACCTATCATTGTGGTCAACGTTCTCGATCCGACAACGCACAAGAAGAACTGCACGACTACAAGCGTTTCTTTCGACGCCAAGACCGGCATTGCAAAAATTGCAGAAACAGGCGTCCTGCCGAATACGTTGGTTCTCAAGGCAGGTGAAAAGACGCTTACGAAAGACACCGACTACATTGTCTCGTTCGATACGGACGGAACAATGATTCTTTCGTCTCTCAAAAATCAGGACGGAGATTTCCTCTGCAGCTCTGAAACCCCGTACACGCTGACGGCATCCAAACTGGATCCTTCCGCGGTTGATGCTGATGACATCATCGGAGGCGTTGATACGTCCGGAAATAAATCCGGCCTCGAGCTGGTGGATGATGTTTTCCCGCTCTTCCGAGTTGTTCCGGGTACGCTGATCGCTCCCGGCTTCTCTTCCAGCCCGAGCGTGGCAGCCGTGATGGCCGCAAAATGCACTGCCATTAACACGGTATTCAAGGCTATTTGTGCAGTCGATGTTCCTACTGCAACGGTTAAAAACTACACAGCTGTTGCTAATTGGAAGAACCAAAACAACATCACTGACCCGATGCAAATCTGCTGCTGGCCGATGATCCAACTCGACGGCACTGTGTTTAATCTCTCGACACAGCTGGCCTGCTTGATGGCTCAGGTGGATTCTCAGAACGATGATGTTCCGTATGTATCTCCTTCCAATAAAAATCTGCAGATGACAGGCACATGCCTGGCAGACGGCTCCGAGGTTGTCTTAGGTCCTAACACGGGCGCCTATCTGAACAGTCAGGGCGTAGTCTGCGCGTTGAATTTCATCGGAGGCTGGGTTGCCTGGGGCAACAGAACTGCAGTCTATCCGGGAAACACGGACGTAAAAGATGCCTTTATTCCGAATAGAAGAATGTTCAACTGGATCGGCAATACGTTTATTCAGACATTCTGGTCTAAAGTGGATTTCCCGGCAACTCCGCGCTTGATCAACACGATCATCGACTCAGCAAATATTTGGATGAACGGGCTGGCGGCTATGCAGTACATCCTCGGCGGCCGCATTGAGTTCCTTTCGTCTGAGAACTCGATTACTGATCTTATGGACGGCAATCTTGCATTCCATGTTTACGTCACTCCGCCGCCTCCGGCCAAGGACATCGATTTCATTCTGGAATTTGATCCGGAGTATTTGCAGACCCTATTTGCAGCCTAATTGGAGGTAAAAAATGGCAACAGGAACAAACAGCATCCCGGAGCGCCTGATTAACTATCGCGTCTATAACGAAGCCAACGCCCTGATGGGTATGGCAACCGTTGACTTACCTGAAATTCAGGCAATGAGCGACACCGTGTCCGGTGCCGGTATTGCCGGGGAAGTTGACAGTCCCGTGCTTGGCCACTATCAGGCCATGAGCTCAACTTTCAACTGGAGAACTATTGAAAGGCCTGCTCTCGAGTTGGCCAAACAACAGGCTCACCAGTTGGAAATTCGCGGTTCTCAGCAGCACTACGACAACACCACGGGAAAAATCATGACTACTCCCATCCGTGTTGTCATGAGAGCGATCCCGAAGAACTTTTCACTTGGTTCGTTTGAACCGGGCTCCGCAACAGATTCGTCTACTGAATTTGAGGTGGTTTATCTGAAGATCGTGGTCGATGACAAAGAGGTGGTCGAAATCGATAAATACAACTTTATCGCCAAATTCGGCGATACCGACATGCTCGAGAGCGTCCGCAAGGACCTCGGGATGTCCTAGCCAAAACTCGCCGGGGCTTGGCCCCGGCATCAAAGGAGAAACTAAATGAGCGAAATCATTCACACACTCAGCCGCCCGTTTGAATTCGAGGGCAAAAAATATGAATTTTTGACGTTTGACTTTGACAAATTAAGCGGTAAAACACTGCGCGAAATCAGACGTTCTTTTGAAAATCCGGGAAGACCGGTTGCAATGTTGGCTATGGATGAGGAATTTCTCATGCTGACAGCAGCCAAAGCAGCCCAAGTCCCGTATGAATTTATGGATGCGCTTCCGTTGGCGGATGTCATAGCTATTACAACAATGGCAAGCGGGTATTTTTTTCAACAGGGCTTCTTGGCGGACCACGCGAAAGAAATTCAAGAGGCCAAGAAAAAACAGTTGACGAACTAATTGACACGATTAGGGATTGCTGCCTGTGGCTGACGATGAACGGGGCCGGAGGCAGCGCCTCCGATTGGTTTGAAATGCCGTTAGGGGAGCTTGTGGCGTGGGTTCAGCGTTTAGACAAGACGCTGAGAGCGATGAGCAAGCAGCTTACAAGTAAAACAGGCAGAAATAGATAAGCAGTAGGATCGGAGAAAGGCATAAAAGCAGGAAGCCCCACCAAAAGAGAAGAAGAACAAGCTGCAGACAGTAGACTGCAACGGTGGGTATGAGCTTACAGAATGCCAAGAGCCAGCCGTCATCTTTTTCTAAAAACGGGGGCCACCATGGGGTGAGCAGCATCATCGTGAGGCTCATGCTGTCACCAGAATCTGTCCTATTTCTCCCGCTTTTGCACACTTCATAAGCTCCCGCCATTTGAGCAGGAGTCAGACCGGAACCGCCGCCGAAAATGCCAAACATTTGAATTCCCCTCTCTATAAATAATATTTTAAAAATAATTAGTTGCCGTGTAAATGGAGCGGAACAATATGAGTGCTAAAACCTACGAATTGATGTTCGAAATTGCCGGCTCTATGAACCAAAAGTTTGCCGCGGTTTTCAAAAAAGCTGCAAACCTAACGAAGATCGCAGAGGAACGAGTTGATTCTTTCAATCGCGCTAGTTCACAGATGAAAGGCCTGGTGCGACAAGCTAAAGCGGTTGACAACTTGTCGGACACTTATAAAAGGCAGAAGCAAGCGCTGGAAGGGCTGCGAGCGGCGATGTCTCGGACGAAGCAGCCGAACGCCGTAATGCTCGGGACCGCTGAGAAACTTTCCAGAGAGACAGAAAATACTAAAAAACGACTGGATGCAGAAACCAGATCTTTAGAAAAACTAAAGAAAGAGCTCTATGCCACCGGAATGTCTACTGAGCAGCTGGTGAAAAAACAGGCCGAGATGGCCCAGAGAGCCTCTAAGTATTCAAAGATTGTCCAACTGAACTTGAAGCAGCAGGATATACGGACTAAGCAAGCAAAAGTCCGAGACAATGGAATGGCTTCAATGTTTGCGCTGTCGACCATCGGTTCGGAAGTTTCAAGATGGGCGTCCGCTCCGGTTAAACAGGCGATGCAGATGGAAGATGCCATGGCCGAAATTAAAAAGGTCGTAGATTTTTCCTCTCCGGACGGTCTGCAAAAAATGCAGGTCGCACTGGAAAAAATGAGTCTCACGATTCCTATGACCGCTGACAGCTTCGCAAAAATTACCTCGGCAGCCGGACAGGCTGGAATTGCAGAGTCTGACCTAATTCGATTCACGGAAACAGCCGCGAAAATGGGTGTCGCATTCGATATCTCCGCTGAAGAGGCAGGCGAAATGATGGCCAAGTGGAGAAGCGGTATGAATCTTACTCAGGACCAAGTGGAAAGTCTCGCTGATGCAACAAACGCCCTGAGTAATAACAACGCGGCCATGGCCAAACAGGTCGGCGAGGCATTAAAACGATATGGAGCGCTCGGCAAGGTGGCCGGACTAACCGAAAAACAGACGGCTGCCATGGCTGCAACAATTATCGGAGCGGGGGCCGAGGCAGAGGTTGCGGCAACCGGTATGAACGCATTCATGAGAGCCTTAACGAAGGGCGGCTCAATGACGGATTTGCAGAAGGCTGCTTTTGGGAACCTTGGCTTTGACGCTCTGCAGCTTCAAAAGGATGTGCAGAAGGACGCTCCAAAGGCAATTTTCGCTGTTCTTGAGGCGGTAAAAACCAAACTTCCGAAAGAGTTGCAAATGCAATATCTGACGGCCATGTTTGGCGAAGAAGGCGCCAGAGCGATGGGCCCCATGTTGGCCAACACGGAAAAGCTCAGAGAAAATTTTGATCTAGTAGCTGACTCTGAAAAATACGCAGGCTCAATGCTGAATGAGTTTAAGAGCCGGAGTGAAACAACATCCAATGCCTTCCAGTTGGCAGGCAACGCGATGACTTATTTCACGCGAGCTATTGGAACTCCGCTTTTAGGGCCGCTAAAGGAGTCAGCCCTAGAATTTGTCAAATTTGGCGAAGCAGTTGGGAATTGGATTAAAGAGAATCAGGGCACCGTTGAAGTCATATTAAAAGTAAGCGGCGTTTTGCTAGGCATGGTAGCAACATTTCATGTCGCACGAGTTGCTGCTTTCCTTTTGCTCTCTCCGTTTAATTCTTTGAGATTAATGTTTATCTCGCTAAGAAAAGCTTGGATTTTCTTTTCTGTCGGAGCAAAAATTGCACGCATTTCGACACTCTCCTTAGCATTTGTCACTAATGGAGCAACCACAGCCCTTGCGCTAATGAAGAGCGGAGCACTAGCAGCTGGACTGGCAATTAAAAACTTTGCAACGCAGGTCATTTTGAGGTCGTATATTTTCGCGATGAATGCGATGCGGTTTACGACTTTTCTTGCTTCTAAGGTTTTAGGCGGCTTAAAAATTGCGGCTTCGGTTGCGGGAGCAGCTTTGAAATTTATGTTTGCAAATCCGATCGGTTTAGCGATCACTGCGATCTCATCCCTAATCCTTGCCGGAATCTATCTTTACAAGAATTGGGATGAAGTCAAGGCCAAGTTGGTTGAGCTTTGGACTGCCTTTGAGGAGAAATTCCCGGGGCTGGCAGCCACCATGAAAAACATCTATGAAGGTTCAATCAAGCCGACGATTGACGGAATCAAAACAACCTTCCAAGGCCTGATCAGTTTTATTTCCGGAGTTTTCTCCAGAGATTGGACTAAGGCTTGGGAAGGTGCAAAAACGTCTTTTGCAGGATGCTTCCAAGCCCTGCCGGATTTCGCGAAAGGTCCTCTGAATCTCGTGATTTCGTTGGCCAACAAAGCAATTGCCGGACTCAATTCCCTCGGCTCGTTCAAGATCCCGGATATGGTCCCGGGTATTGGAGGCCAGAGCGTAGGAATTAACATTCCGGAAATTCCGATGCTGGCGGCCGGCGGAATCGCGACAGGGCCGTCCTTGGCTATGGTCGGCGAGGGGAGAGAACCGGAAGCGATCCTCCCGCTTTCCCGCCTCGGCGGAATGATGGGCGCCGGCGGTCCTTCGATCTCTGTCAACTTCTCTCCTGTAATTCAAATCACAGGCGCCGGAGCGGTTAGAGAGGATGTTCAGGCCGGACTTAGAGCAGGCGTTGCTGACCTTAAGCGCGAACTCGAACGCTTAATCAATTCTGACCGCCGCTTGTCTTACGCCTAAGGAGAGGCTCTATGTATAAAACAATTCAGGGCGACACATGGGATATTTTGGCCAAGAAACTGCTGGGGAGCGAAATGTACATGTCCAATTTAATCCGAGCGAATCCGGATTATCAGGAATATGTCATTTTCCCGGCAGGGATTGAGCTCAACGTTCCGGAGGTCGAACAGACTACCGCTCAGGAAGAATCGATGCTGCCGCCATGGAAGAGGAAGGATCGAAATGCCGGGACCTAGACAAACGCGGCTTCGGCTGCTGTTTTCCAAAAACGAAACAGATGTGTCAGAAGATCTTTGCAAAGATCTGCTCTCATGGTCGTTTACCGATCATGAGAGCGGCCAGGCAGACGAAATCAGCCTGACGCTCAAAGATAATGAAGGGAAGTGGGCAGGCAGCTGGAAGCCTGACGGCGGCGAGAACATCAAAATGTACTTGTCCGCTGGCACCACGGAAGAACCGGGGCCGGAGGCGTTCTTAGGAACATTCTTTGTTGATTATCAGAGAATCTCCGGAGCGCCTCGGGTTTATGAACTTCGAGCGGTGTCTATTCCGCTCAATAAACCGGTTCGCAAAACTCAGAAAAACCGCGCCTGGGAGAACCATTCTCTGCAGGAAATCGCACAAGAAATCTGCAGGGATGCTGAATTAGAGCTTTTCTTTGATTCCGCCGAAAATCCTCAATACCAGCGCATTGATCAGTCTCGTCAGAGTGACATGGCCTTCCTGCAGCATTTGTGTGAGGAAGCCGGACTCTCGATCAAGGTCACGGATAAAACGATTGTGGTCTTCGGCCAGGAACGCTACGAGAAGAAGGATCCTGTATGCACGTTTGAGATCGGAGTCAGTGACATCTTGAGCTACACGTTCGAGGTTTCACAAAGCGATACCTACAAGGCGGTCAAAATCAAGTGGCGCAGTCCTTCAGCAAAAAAGAAAGGGCAAGCGGCAGGATACGATTTCAATTTGCAGAAAGTGAAGGCGGCCAAAGTGACGGAATACGACTTCAATCTGCAGAAGGTGGACAAGAACGGCAAGGGATCAAACCCGGCTGTTTTTGAGTACACATACACCGATCCGGAGGCTGATGAAAACGGCCAAGTTTTCGAGATGAAAAAACGCTGTGCCTCGCTCGAAGAGGCAAAACGGCTGGCTAAAGCTAAGCTGCGCCAGCTCAACAGTAGAAAAATCACCGGAGACATGACGGTTGTCGGAACTCCGTTTTTGTGCGCCGGAACCGTCATTAAGGTAGTCGGCGCCGGAGCTTTCAGCGGCAATTACATCATCGAAGAGGCAAACCACAGCGGAGGAAGCTCGGGATACACCACGGACCTGCGGCTGAGGCGCGTCAATAAGGAGTATTAAGGTGTTGTTTAAAGCAAACGAAGAAGACCGTGATGCCGTTTTAGCAATCCTGAAAATCGGAGAGGTCACGGACATCGACCCGGCAAAATGCAAGATCCGGGCAACGTTTGACGATGAGGACGGCAAAACAAGCTACTGGCTCCCGGTGCTGCAGAGAAAGACGCTGCACGATAAAGATTTCTGGCTGCCGGATGTCGGCGAGGACGTTCTTTGTCTGTTCTTTAATGAAGCAGAAGAAGCCGGATTCGCCGTCGGCAGTTTTTACGCCGGAGACGTGGACGTTCCCGGGCAGTCCGTTGACATACGGACAGTGAAATTCAAAGACGGCTCCGAGTTCAGCTACAACCGAAACAGTCATGAACTGAAAGGCATGATCGGAAGTACCAATTTCACACTGAATCGCCAAAACATTGCGATTGCGGCGCCGGAAGCAATCTCCCAGAGCTCCAAAAAAGTTGAGGTCGACGGATCTAATCAGGTCGCCATCACGGGAGGTACCTCAGTTGACATTTCAACTCCGACGCTCAATCTCAATATCGGCGGCACAAAAATGACGTTGAACGATTCGAGCGCAACGATCTCAAGTCAGACCGTGAATTTCTCCGGGACGCTGAACATTAAGGGCAATTGTTCTGTTGAGGGAAATTTTTCGGTTAATGGAAACATTAGCGCCAGCGGTACTGTTCAAGGGACCAATATTTAATTAGGAGGTCATCATGGCATTCGGAGTGACCGGACTATTTGGGACTCTCCCGTTCGTCTGTTCTTCAAACATTGTGAACACATTCAAAGATGTGAACAGAGACCTAGCGACAAACTATGCACGCCATGACGTAATCGGCAGAAAGCCGGTGCTTGAGTGGATCGGAGAAGAGCCTGACAAAATAAGTTTCAAGATTCGTTTCGATAGTTCTCTGAACTCGCCTCCCGAGACGGGATTGTTTTTACTGAAACAAATACTTGATTCTCACAAGCCCCAGAGGCTCCTTCTGGGGCCGCGCTACATGGGAAAGTTTGTCCTTGAATCGATCTCGGAGGAACGGCGCTTCCATACGGGCCTCGGCGCCTGCCAGATTGCAGAGGCCACGATTTCATTAACTGAATGCGGTGAAGAAAATGCAGCACGCCCTTAATTTATCCCAGCCGATATCATTTGCTCCCGGCACCGTGGCAGCGGAAGTTCTGCAGAACGTCCGGACGATTCTGGCAACTCGAAAGGGGACCGTCCCTCTGGATCGAGACTTTGGCCTTGAGTGGGAGCACGTAGATAAACCGATCCACATAGCCCAGGCGCTCATTCAAGCTGAGATTATTGAGGCGGTTGAGCGATGGGAGCCCAGAGCCGTTATCGACAAAATTGAATTCGGAGAACAGGCTGAGGACGCTATGGACGGACTTTTGAATCCAATTATCACATTGAGTATCGGAGGCGGAAATGCCTGAGACTCTACCAAGATGGGGAATGCCGGACGTCAATTTCATTGAAACGGATCCGGAAAAAATCAAATCCGACATCATCAATCGCTATGAGACGGCCGCCGGCAGAACGCTCAGTGCCGGCGATCCCGTTCGGTTGTTTTTGCTGACAATTGCGTCCGAAATTATTCAGCTTCGGCAGGTGTTCAACCGCGGGGCACAGCAGAATTTGCTCACCTATGCTCAAGGGCAGTATTTGGACGCCTTAGGCGTGTTCCTCGATACGGCCCGACAGCCGGCAGACAAAGCCGTTACGACAATTCAGTTCACACTCACACAAGCGCTTTCGAGCGCTTTTTTTATACCTGCAGGGTTCCAGGTGAGCGCCGGCAACGTCATATTTGAAACGACAGAGCTGGTGACAATCGCTCCGGGAGATCTGCAGGGGACTGCGCAAGCGGAATGCACGCAAGCCGGCACCATCGGGAGCGGATATTTATCCGGGCAAATTTCTACGATTGTGGCGCCGTTGGCATTTTTGGCCAGCGCTGTAAACACGACGGAATCACTCGGAGGCTCCGACATTGAAAGCGATGCAAGCTATGCAGAGCGCCTGCGCCTGAAACCGAATAGCTTTTCCGTCGCAGGCCCGGAGAAGGCTTACATTTTCCATACTTTTTCAGTCTCTCCTTCGATCATCGACGTTGCGATTGATTCTCCGACTCCCGGTGTGGTGAATGTTTACACGCTGCTGACCGGAGGCGCTCTGCCGTCAATGGCGTTTCTGCAGGAAGTTGAGGATTATCTGTCCGGAGAGGAAATCAGGCCGCTGACCGATGAGGTCCATGCCAAAGCTCCGACGGCTTCTTCGTACAGTGTCAACGTTGACTATTACGTTCTGCAGAGTGACGCAGTTCGACTTTCTGCGATCCAGACTGCAGTGCAAGCTGCTGTAAATGATTACGTTGCGTGGCAACAGTCAAAAATCGGCAGAGACATCAATCCCGATGAACTCATTAAACGAGTTCGCGATGCTGGCGCCGGCCGAATTCTTCATTCAACCCTTACGCCAGCTTTTAAGACATTAACCAAATCTCAAGTCGCCCAATGCTCGTCCGTGACAGTGACATTCAAGGGCCTGGAGGATGGCTAAATGAAAACATTAAATGATGTCGCCTTAGGCGATCTGCTGCCCGACAGCATCTCGTCAGATCAGCAGGTAAAAAAATCTGCAGAAGCAATCGACCCGGAACTGAAAACAGTTTCGGGTTTCTTGTTATTGGGCGCTGTGCTGGCCAACGTCGATAAATTGACCAGCACGCAGCTGGACCACATTGCCTATTCGTTTGACCTCACGACTTGGCGCGATTATTGGCCGCTAAGTCAAAAACGACAGGTCGCCAAAACCGTTGTGGCTCAAAAATGCCGCATGGGCACATTGTCGGCGGTCAAAAAAGTCCTCGAATCTCTCGGTTCTGCAGTTTCCATTACTGAATGGTGGCAGAAAACGCCCAAGGGCACACCTCATACATTTGAGGTGGTTGCCTCCATCGGAGACATCTCCGGAGGGCTGAGTGCCAATGCTCAGGAAGATTTCTTCAGACTGCTGGATGAGGCTAAACCCGTCCGCAGTCATTACACATTCACCGTCGTTCAATCGCTGCTTGGAAAGTTGCAGGTTTCCGGAACGATTCGTTCAGCTTCTTTTGCGCGTTGTTCTTCTGAAATAACGCCGCTTACTACTCAAATCAGCGTGACACCGCTCATGAGGCCGGTTTCGTACTCACGCATCTAATCACCCACTGAAAATTTAGGAGTTTTGATATGTCTAACGTAGTCATTACGTCGGCAGGCCTTGCCGCGCTCGTTAACGCCGAAAACAACGGAACGCTCCCCGTAAAAATCACAAAATTCGGTCTCGGAACCGGAAACTACACACCGTCTGCAGATCAGACAGCTCTCCAGAGCAAATTTAAAGAAATCACAGCACTGTCCGGCGGAGATGTTGGAGACAACACGATCCACGTCACAATGAGCGACACAAGCTCTGATGCTTACACGGTCAACGAAGTGGGTGTGTACCTTGAAGACGGGACTTTGTTTGCTGTCAGCTCTCAGCCGACCGGCGCAATTTTGCAAAAAGCTGCCGGCTCTCAAGGTCTCCTCTCCATTGACTTGGTAATCAGTGGCGGTACCTCCGGGATCACTGTTGACGGAGACACAAACTTCTTTAACCCTCCCGCCACAACACAAGTGGCCGGCGTTGTGAAATTGGCCAGCCTTGACGAAATCAAGACCGGCACAAACTCTTCAAAAGCAGTTACTCCAAGCGGTGTTTTCAATTTCGTGAAGACGTATGTCACGGAAGCAATTGATGCGCTTAAGACGCTTCTTCGTAAGGAAATCGCTGCCGCAGCCCTGGCGGCTGTTCCGATCGGAGCATGCATTTTCTACCTGGGCACGGAAATTCCTGACGGTTTCCTACTGATGAACGGAGCCAGTGTCGCCAAGGCTGATTTTGATGACCTCTACGATGTCATTGGGGATAAATTCGGAAATGTTGATTCAGATCATTTCAATCTCCCCGACACACATCATAGATTTTTGGAGGGGACAACTAATATTGCGGAGGTGGGGAGCTACATCTCCGCGGGCTTACCGAATATTCCGGGATCATTTAAGTATTTGTACAGCTATGGCGATGACTGGTCAGGTTCTTTTTACAACACAAACGGAGGTGAAGCCGTTTTCGGTGTAAATCAGTCATCAACAGGATTTGCAAACCTTTATCAATTTATGATGGGCTTCGATCCGTCAAAGGTCTCAAGCTATTACGGTGCTTCTGACAAGCCTCAAGTCGACGGCCTTTTCGGACTGATGCTTATCCGAGGTTTCTAACCGAATATTCAAGGCGGATTCCAAGCCCTAGCTTATAACGGTGATAGCCAGCTCAATAGTTTTATTACAAACGGGATGTTCAAAATTAAGGTTAGTAATAAAAACGGAAGTTTACCTACAGGAACGACATCAGGCTCTAATGACTTATTCCTGAATGCTTCGACTGTTAACGCAATTTTCGGAGGGGCCGATACCGTCCAGCCGAAAACGTTAAGAGCACAATTCCTAATCCGTTATGAGTAACGAATGAGCATATATCCGCACAGCGCATTTACCCGCACTTCGGTAAGGTCATTTTGATAAAGCGAAGAAACCCGGCTCGCATTGAAGCCCATGTGAGCTGAGGCGGTTTCATTTAACGTTGACATCCGATTAGGATTTTCGGTGTCTCGGAAATAGGAGGCTCCAAGGACGAAAGCTCCCGGATTGGCAGCGTGAGTGTTTGCCCATTCACCAAAGATATTCGGTTAAAACGCTCGAATGAGATTTAGACCGAAAAGGGCATTCACTCGTACCTCGGTAAGATCATTTTGATAGAGCGACGAAACGCGAGAGGCGTCAATCGCCGGATCAGCAGGAATTTTATTTTCTGTGCTGTAGTCGTATTGGGTTTTAACCGCCTGATCGGGATATGCGTAGTACAGAGCACTGGCCCCATCATAGCTGCTTGCTCTAGGATCATTAGCGGCTGAATATGTAATTCGGCCCGTAATATTCGGTCTTTCCGAATATACCGGGACAAATTTATTTCGGACGTATTCCTCACGATAACTATGCTACTGCGTCATCCGGCTCATGGATTACAGCTGTAGATGGTGCTGCTAACAGCAACAAATACCAGTTTGCCGGAAATACTTCTCAGCTTGAGATGTCATCAGTCAGCTTTAGATTCGACCCAAGCAGTTACAACAACACCTATCGAAGTGTTTCTACCGTACAGGTGGATGGAGTATTCGGCTTATGCCTGATACGCGCGTATGAGGTGTAATCCGAACAATGCGTTAACTCTGACTTCTGTCAAATGGTCTGTATAAATCGAGCTCGATTTGCTCGCGTCAAACCATGTTTGCTGTAAGAAAAACTCGGAGGTTGAATTTGCGCTATACGCATAACCGCTCGATCCGACCTTTGAGAATGAACTAGTCCACGCCCCATCGAGACCGTTTCCGGCAGGGAAGCCTCCATAGATATTCGGTCAGAAACACTTGAGCCCCGCAGCTTGCGCCTTGGGGCTCTTTACCTAAGTGCCTAGCATATTATCAGCAGAATCAACGCGATGACCAATTTAAGCAGCCATCGTTTGCCACGCTTTGCTATACTAGAGGCATGAGATTTAAACCTAAGCATGATCTCATCCTTTAAGGCGGCTCCGGAGTGCAATCCGAGAGCCGTTTTGCTTGGTTTCTGCACAGATCGGAGAGGTAACCAGCAACTCCCCAATTCCATTCTCGTCATGCTCTACCGAGTTTGGTTTTTTCATTCTAGCAAATCGCGGTATCTGAGAATTCCCGAATATCGCTGGCGCTCTTGGAGGTATTGTCAACAGTGTGGCAGGCGCAAATCAGGGGGCTTTGGAGATACAAAGAGTAAACTCTATAGCCTTGCAAGCAACGGCAGGAGGATTTGGGGGAGGAACTCTTTCTCTGAACGCTTCAAAAATCTCTTCGCTCTATCAGGCTATCGATGAAGTAAGGGTGAACGCACTTTTTGGTCTAAACCTTATCAAGGCGTTCTAACCGAATATTACGGGCCGAATTACATATTCAGCCG